CATCTCATCTTTGCCGCAACAAGTCTCGGACGTAACCAATACGCTCTTTGGCAACCCATTTCAAATGGCGGTGCGTACTCCTATTGAGGCATTGGTTACAGGTCAAACATCTACGCCTCAGATTAACGCATTAATGGATAAGAACGTTGCGCCTATCCAAACGCCTCAAGGCGCTGAGTTCGCATCTGCGTTTGGCAAAGCATTTGAAGAGTCCAAGATCCCGCATGCATGGCCTATGGTTCCTCAGGCTCGCCGCCCCATGCTCACAGGATCTGACATCCGTGCAATGAAAGGTGATGCTGCGCGTTTGACAACTCAAATGGGTGAGATACCTGCTGACTTCCAAGCTGCGCAAACAGGTTTTCAACGCATTGACCCTATCACAGGCAAACCAACCATAGGTGCCAGGTTGCAAAGCTTGGCTGATGATTGGGCAAGCATCATGGAAAGGCGCCAAAGTCTACAGGATGAGTCTCCATTTGCAGCAGCCACGTCGCCTGAGATGTACGCCATACGTAAGAAGGGCACAAGGCTTATTGAGCCTACCAAGCCTGAGACAGCAACAGGTGCAAGCTTTACTGTGGATCCGGCAACCAATATCATACGTTCTGTTGCAGGTGCATCTCGAGAATTGAGCCCATACAATTTGTTTACGCAATGGCGCAATTACATTGAGAGTGAGCTACCTAACGAGATATTAGATGGTATGCGTAATTACGCAACAATGCGTAAAATGGAAATGTTCCCTGACCTTGAAATGCAAGACGCAAGGCGCGCATTTGATAGGGCATATACTGAGCGTAATTCCAATGCAGCCAAAACGATGGAGTTGTATACAGAGTATTTGAATTCACCTGAAGCACGTGCAATTGCTGAGCGTACAGGCGCCAATATTGTAACGCCTATTGACTTCACACAACGCCACGCAGCAGCTGTGGATTGGTTACAAAAGCACTTTTCAAACTACTTGGTTCGTAATGTAGGTACTGAAGGCGACCCATTGGTAGGCTTGGCGGCGCAAGGTTTAACATACGAGTCGCCTACACGCATTCGCGAAATTGCGTCATACGTAGAACCTAATTGGCTACAGCCATCTCGAGAACTAGCAGGCTTACCGCCGCAAGGCACTGTAGGCGTAGTTGCGCAACCAAAGATTGAGCAATTACTTAACGCACAAGATGAGTTGCAGGCAATGCAAGATCAGCGCAATGCGTTGCTTGCACAAGCTGAAGCTCAAGGCGTAGATCCTGCAACGATTCCCGAGTACGCAGCACTGACCAACCCATTGCGTGTCAAAGGCCGCCAAGTTCAACAACTTGAGAAAGAAGTTGAGAACTTAAAGACAGGCATGGCGTATGAGACAATAACAGATGCAGCTGTTGTGCCTCGCACACAAGAAGAATTTTTTAATCGTGATATTGATCCGTATGAACGACCATTTTATCGTTCAGCAGTATCTGGTGAGCAATTGTATGTAGGCCGTGAGAGCATGCTAGAAAGTGATGCGGGTTTTGGAAAACTTGCGCAAGATTTCTACAACGATGTAGTGCAAGGCAACATACCTGCTGAACAGCTCAAAAATCTAACTGTTGAGAAATACGTACGCAAAGGCGCTGAGAAGCGCATTGCAAGAGAAGCGCAACAAGCAAAAGAACAGCAGCAGGCAAAAGTTAACGTAGCTAACATAGCAAAAGAGCAATTAGATTCGGCGCAAATTACTTTGCCCAAAACCAAAGTTATTGAGATTACTGACGCAATGTCACCTGAAGAGATCGCAAAGCTCGTAAGTCTTGACACCGAGGTGCTCGATCATTGTATTGGCCAATGTAGTGTAGCGCCTGATAACGCGCGCAACTTATTTAGAGACAAACCACAACGTTATAAATCTATTTTTGACTTTATAAAAAATAAGTTTAATACACGTAAAGCGCTAGATGAGTATGACTACGTTGCAGCAATACGCAATGGTCAAACTAAAATAGGTAGCATTAGAGATGCAGAGACGGGGTTACCTGTAGCAACCGTTGAAATAAAGCGTATACGCCCATACGAGCAAGGCAAAGTTGAAATTGGTTTTATTTCTGGGTATGGCAATAAGCTTATTGATCCTCAATATCATGCTGACGTAGTCGCGTACTTAAATCAATATGCTGATAAGATTTTACATATATCAAGTGCTTTGCGCAATAACGTAAACGCATTTGACACTCTTGAGCCTGCGCATATGAAAAAAGCAGCAGACGTGGCTGCGCGTAGAACTGGCATATCAGAGCTTGATATACGCAGACTTGATTTTAATAGCGCGCCACGCTTTATGACTCAAGAGCAATTCAATGAGTTTGTAGAGCAAAATAGCGATGATGCTGTACCTACAACTGCGCCAGAGGTTGCACCTGAATCTGCCATAAATCAAGGACAGCAATTAGATACTTTATATCGAGATTTTCTCGATGCCGTCGATATGGCAATTGATGAGGGTACGTTTGACCCCAATGACTACTCAAATGCTGAGCTTGCGCAACTAGTGTTAGATGATGAAGTAGGCGGTAATATATCAGACATATCACAAGCTGAACGCGAAGCATTGGCAAATATAGTTCGTGAGCATGGATTTGACCCAACGTATAGACCTTCTCAACAACTTCCTGCACCACCTGAAGAAGTTAATATTGGTAACCGCAATATTAACTATGCAAATCTTGCAAATCGTGAATTGCATTTAGAAGAAGGGCAATCTATACCTCAGCAAATTGTAGATATGCCAAACAACCTTCTTTCACAATTTGTTGCTGACGCAGATTTTGGCGAGGCAGGTGAAATACTTGAGCATTTACGTGAGCAGTTAGACAATATGATCGACGCTACTGATGACGAGGCGTCTATACAAACAACAGTGCATGACTATACAGAAAGAATTCGTGAAGAGCCTGTTGACTTTTTTGGTGAAATAAGCCCTTACATACTGGAATACGCGCTTCGTGCATTTGAAGCAGAGCCACGCCCAGGCTATGCCAAAGGTGGCGCTGTCAAAAAGAAAGTGCAAATGACAAAATCAATTCCCGCCATGCGGGCTGAATTACTTCGGAGAGCATAATGGCAACTGAGATGCCGATCCCGCAGGATTACAATCGTTTTGTCGGCCCCATCTCTGATGAAGATGACGACGACGAAAAAGCGTTCAACGACATCTTCGACGAAGACGAACCTGACGAGGACGACTTTGAAGAGTTGCCGGATGGCTCAGTCATTGTACGCATGGATAACCACAAAGGCCCAGATGATGAGCCGGATTTCTATGCCAACTTAGCTGATGATATGGCTTCGTATGAGGCCAATGCATTAGCAACCAAGTACCTTGAGCTCATCGAGAAAGATAAAGACGCTCGTACTGAGAGGGATAAGCAATATGAGGATGGCATCCGCAGAACAGGGCTTGGACATGACGCGCCAGGCGGAGCTCAGTTTCAAGGCGCATCCAAGGTTGTCCATCCCGTTATGGCTGAGGCTTGCGTTGACTTTGCGGCACGGGCGATCAAAGAGCTTTTTCCGCCGGATGGGCCCGTGCGGACGAAAATTTTTGGTGAAGTTACAGAAGAAAAGACTACGAAAGCTGATCGCAAGAAAGAGTATCTCAATTGGCAGTTGACTGAGCAGATTGAGGAATTTAGAGATGAGCAGGAACAGATGTTCACTCAAATTCCTTTGGGCGGCTCACAATACTTCAAGCTCTGGTACGATGAGCAAAAGAAACGCCCTTGTGCTGAGTTTGTGCCCATTGATAATATCTATCTTCCTTTTGCAGCTGGCAACTTCTATACCGCAAGCCGTGTTACTGAAGTGCAGGATATTACGCAGGAAGAGTTTGATCTGCGAATAGCGCGTGGTTTGTATAAAGATGTTAGCATTCATCGCGCTAGCATGGAGCCTGAAGAGTCAGCTTCAGAAAAAGCGACCAATAAGATTGAGGGCAAGCGATCACAGGCTGAGAATATTGATGGCATTCGCCGCGTGTTTCATATTTACACTTGGCTTGAGCACGATGACGACTCGTACTCCAAAGGTGAGAGAGCACCCTACATTTTGATGGTGGATGAGCTTACTCGCGACGTTGTGGGCCTGTATCGTAACTGGGAGTACGGCGATGATTCAATGTCTAAGCTCGACTGGTTGGTCGAATTTAAGTTCATTCCTTGGCGCGGTGCTTACGCAATTGGATTTCCTCATCTCATTGGTGGCCTTAGTGCTGCTCTCACTGGTGCTCTCCGTGCCTTGTTGGATAGTGCACACATTAACACTGCCCCCACAATGCTCAAGCTTAAGGGAGCGAAAATATCGGGGCAGTCTACAACTATTGAGCCAACCCAAGTCGCAGAAATTGAAGGCGCACCCGGAGTCGATGACATCCGCAAAATAGCAATGCCTGTGCCTTTCAATCCTCCAAGCCCAGTACTGTTCCAATTGCTTGGTTGGTTGACTGATGCTGCTAAAGGCGTGGTTACAACTTCTGAAGAGAAGATTGCCGATGTCAATGCTCAAGCTCCAGTAGGCACAACACAAGCTTTGATTGAGCAAGGTGCCGCTGTCTTCAGTTCTATTCATGCTCGTCTGCATGAGTCTCAGCGCCGTGTATTGCGTATTATTGCTCGACTCAATCGTTGGTATTTGGATGACCAGCAAAAGAATGAGCTCGTAGAAGATATTGGCGTTACCAAAGAAGATTTTGAGAAGAACTCAGACATCGTGCCTGTGTCTGACCCGCACATCTTCTCTGAAACTCAGCGGTACGCGCAAATTCAAACGCTTGCAGCACGCGCACAAGCTAACCCTGACCTGTATAATCGCCTAGCTGTTGAAAAGCGAATTCTCAAGCAAATCAAGATCCCCGATATCAACGAGGTTCTGCCTGATCCGCAGAATGTCAAGGATATGAATCCGGCTCTTGAGAATGTGGCAATGACTGTAGGCAAACCGGTTGGCGCATTCCCGCATCAAGATCATTTGGCGCACATCCAAGTTCTATTGGATTATATGAAGAATCCATTGTATGGCGCCAATCCCATTATCGCCCCTGTGTACATTCCTGCAGCGCTTGAGCATTTGAAGCAGCACGTGACGTTGTGGTATCTCAATCAAATTGGCGAGTACGCATCTGCAGCACTCGGTCGACGATTCAACATTATGAAAGAACAGGCTTTACCACAAGACGCAGATAAGCTCATTGCTGCCGCATCACAGCATACGCTGCTGGACTCTCAAGAAACTTTTGCGCAATTGCCACCTATCATTATGGCGGCATTGCAAATGATGCAGCAAATGTCTGGCCAAGCGCCGCTGCCGCCTGAGGTTAAGGCATTGGTCGATGTGCAGATGGCTGAGACGCAACGCAAAGCTGCGAAAGATCAAACGGACGCGCAAATTAGCATGGGCAAGTTGCAAAGCGATCAGATCAAGATGGATAAAGATTTGCAAGCACGTTTGATTATGAATACTGAAGATAATCTAACAGCGGAACGCATTAAGTCTGCTGAGTTGACACGCGATGCAGCCGCATTGCAGCATGAGCAAGTCCAAACTGCGCTGTCGGCGCAGCAATCTTTACAATCTCAATTAGGAGGCAACAATGTCTGATGAAGCAATCAACATGCATAAGCGCCTGGCCATGGGTGGTGGTGAGAACATTGCCAAGGCGTCGGGCAAAGGCATCAAAGGCTATAAGGCAGGTGGCGCAGTCATGCCTGAGAGCAAAACACGTACACTCATCAATGACTCTTCGCAAAAAGAGCCATTGGGTAAACCAACCGGAAAGATCGCTCGCTTTGCCAAAGGCGGCGGTACGAAAGGTCCCGGCTTGACCATTGCAGTGGTAGCGCCTATGCGTAAATCAAGCCGCGGTCGCTAATGAAGACTCTTTCAGACTATATTGGCCGAGTAAAAGCTGAGCAGACAAAGATTACTGAAGTTCTTCATGCAGGAACACCAGTCAATTATGAGTCGTATCAGCGCTTAGTCGGTCATTACCAAGGCCTGGCAGAGGCTTTATTGATTCTTGACTCTCTATTAGAAGAGGAAAAAAAGGATGTCGAATGATATCGTAGAACAAACGCTTGATGAAGCGTTTCCCGTCGTTGATCCGTTGATGCGCCCGTTTGGTGCTCGTGTTTTGGTGCAACTCCGCGCTGTAAAGGAGAAGGCAACCAAGTCCGGCATTGTCCTGGTCGAGGAAACCAAAGAAACTGAGAAATGGAACACCATGATTGGCAAGGTAATTGCCATAGGCCCGCTTGCGTTCTGCAAGCGCGATACCATGGAACCCTGGCCGGAAGGCGCATGGGCCAAAGTAGGCGACTACGTACGTGTCCCTAAATGGGGTGGTGACCGTTGGGAAATTGATTACGACAAAGATGGAGTGCAAGGTAAGGCTCTATTTACGTTCTTCAATGACCATGAGCTCATCGGGGCTTGTACTGGGGACCCTCTGGCCATCAGAGCGTTTGTCTAAACGCAGAAAGGTAGAACTATGAATCAAACACAAAAAATGGAGCTCCAGCTCACTGAAGAGCAGGATGGGTCCGCTGTCGTACAGCTACCGGATGATGAGGTTTCTCCTGATCAGCCGCTAAACACTGTGCCGCAAAATACTGAGAATGATGATGACGATGATGACGATGTTGGCGCGTCATCGCAAAACGCATCTCAGGATGATGGGCAAGGCGACAGTAATGACCCAGAACGTGAAGCCATTCGCGCAGCACGTCGTGAAGAGCGTCGCCTGAAGAAACAACTGCATAAAGAAAAAGCGCGTGAGTCCAACCATCTTATTTCTGCTCTGAAAAAGCAAAATACTGAATTGGCTCAGCGCATTGCGCAACTTGAGAAGAAAACCTCAGGCGCAGAACTGGCTCGAGTAGATAAAGCCATTGACGATGCGGGTGTGCAGGTTGAGTTTGCCAAAATGAAAATGAAAGAAGCTGTTGGCCAGCAAGATGGCGACGCTTTGGTGCAAGCTCAAGAAATGCTGTATGAAGCACAACGCAAGTTGGAGTCTCTTAATACACTTAAAGAGAACGCCACTCGTCAAATGTCACAACAGCAAAAGCCAAACATTGAGTTGCCTGACCCATTGGTTCAGCGTATGGCAGCTAAGTGGATGGAGCGTAACACTTGGTATGACCCGCAAGCCAAAGATCTTGACTCTGAAATTGCGCAGCGCATTGATCGTAAGCTGACTGAAGAAGGGTACGACCCGACCTCTGAAGATTATTGGGAAGAGCTGGACGAGCGGCTGCAAAAATATTTACCACATCGCTCAAGTCAAGGATATAATGATCGCAACCGCAATCAGAAACCTCCTAGATCCGTGGTTACAAGTTCAGGACGAGAATCATCAGGTAGTGGTAGTAGTCGACCGAATGAATTTCGTCTGACTCCCGATCGTGTCGCAGCCATTAAGGAAGCTGGCATGTGGGACAACATTGAACAACGTAATAAGATGATCCGCAAATTCGCTGAATGGGATCGTCAAAACAAGACTAGGGGGTAACATGGACGGACGTTTTAAGAAAGATCTCAAAGCAGGTGGCCGTGAAAATCGCGCAGCAGATGATCAACAGCGCGCAGCACCTGAACAAAATTTTGCATTTTCCGAGGAGCGTCGTAAGATGTTCCGCTCGGAGTGGCTTCAAGAAGCACTTCCGACCCCGCCCGAACTTCCGGGTTATCATTTGTGCTGGCTGTCTTCAAACAATCAGTACGATCCCATCCACAAACGGATGCGAATGGGGTATGAACCTGTAAAAGCCGAAGAGTTACCAGGCTTTGAGCATCTGCGAGTAAAGGCTGGCGAGAACGTTGGCTATGTATCTTGCAATGAAATGCTGTTGTACAAAATGCCTATGGATTTGTACCAGCAAATCATGTATGAACTGCATCATCAAGCCCCTCTCGAGGAGCAAGAGAAGATTAAAGTTCAGCAAGAACAGCTACTTGGAGCTCGTGACAGCGGGGGTCGTTCACTAGTATCGATTGAAGGCGAAGGCATGGAATCTAACGCCAACATCAAAGTTCCTACTTTTGAGTAGAGCTTGATGAATCGAATGTGAAAGGACTCATTTTATGAGCGCAACTTCCGCACCATTCGGTCTTCGCCCGGCGTTCTTTCCTACGGGACTGGAACGTGCTCAAGCGTTGGCCAATGGTATTACCTCGGGCTACAGCTCTAACATTCTGAAGGGTCAACCCGTCAAGTATGTTAATGGCGTCATCGAGCCTGTTACTTCAACCGAAGCTTTCGTCGGCGCTTTCGCCGGTGTTGAGTGGACTGACACTACCGGTCGTCGCCGTGTGTCGAACTACTGGCCTGCAAGCACTGCATACCAGACTGGTTCGTGCATTGCGTATTTCTACAACGATCCTCTGATCGTTTATGAAATTCAAGCCGATGGCTCTGTTGCTCAAACCGCGATTGGCGACAATGCTAATTTCTCCAACCTGACTGCCGGTTCTACTACCACGGGTCTGTCGCAGTGCACCATGTCGGCTTCGCTGACAGGTACCTCGACTTATGGCCAGCTGCGTATCGTTGATCTGGCACCGTACGCTGACAATGCTTGGGGTGATGCATACACGATTGTTCGTGTACAAATCGCTGAGCACCAGTTTGTCGCGCCTCTTAACGCTATCTAAGGGAGGGCATAGACTATGGCAGCCCCAATGAGAAGTACAGACTTTCGTTCGATCGTTGAGCCGATTCTCAACGAAGCATTCGACGGAGTCTATGACCAGCGTACCGATGAATGGAGCCAAGTGTTCCGTGAGCAACAAGGTATCCCCCGTAACTACCACGAAGAGCCGGTTCTGTACGGTTTCGGTGCTGCACCGGAACTGCCTGACGGTACTCCGGTAAGCTACCAGCAAGGTGGCGTTCTCTTCCTGAAGCGCTATGTGTACAAGGTCTACGGTCTGGCCTTTGCACTGACCAAGGTGCTGGTGGAAGATGGCGATCACATCCGTATTGGTAACGTCTACGCTCGCCACCTGGCGCAGTCGCTGGTCGAAACCAAAGAAACGCTGGCAGCTAACGTTCTGAACCGCGCATTTAACGGTTCTTACGCTGGTGGTGACGGTGTTGCACTGAATGCTTCCAATCACCCGATCGTTAACGGCACGTTCAGCAACCTGCTGACCTCTGCAGCTAACCTGTCCCAGACTTCTCTGGAGCAGATGCTGATTCAGGTTCGTCAGGCTGTGGACAACAACGGCAAGAAGATCCGTCTGCAACCGCTGAAGCTGGTTGTTGCACCGGGCAACGTCTTCCAGGCCGAAGTTCTGCTGAAGTCGGTTCTGCGCTCTGGCACTGCTGATAACGACATCAACCCGATTAAGTCGATCGGTTTGCTGCCGCAAGGCGCCTCGGTACTGTCCCGTCTCACTTCTGCAACCGCATGGTGGGTACAGACAGATACTCCGGAAGGCATGAAGCTGCTGATGCGTCGTGGTCTTGAGAAGACCATGGAAGGCGACTTCGAAACTGACTCGATGCGCTACAAAGCCACCGAGCGTTACGACGTTGGCTTCACCGACCCGCGTGCAATGTACGGTACTCCGGGTATTTAATGTAGTGTGCTCTCCCACTAAGCAATTGGTGGGAGAGTTTTTCTAGGGAATATAGCTCGTCAGACTGCCCTAGCAGACGATGCACAGACGGACGAGCAACTTGTGCATAAGGAGTAGTGATGGGACAAACTACGTTTAGCGGCCCAGTACAATCGCTTAATGGCTTTATTGGTGGCACCGCTGCAAACCCGATCGCTGTAACGACTGCTGGCAACGTTTCCAGCTCATACGCAACAGCATCTAACACCACTGGCGACGTTCGACTGAACTATAGCCGTCTGGACTTTACCTCTACTGGTTCAGGCGAAACGCTTCGTGCTTTCACTCGCGTTACTGGCGCAGGCGCAGCAACCGGTGGCACTGTTAATGGCGCGCATATCTCTCTTTCGATCAATGGTAGTGGCACCGTATCCGGTGCGGGTAATGCACTACGTGTGACTCTGGGGGGTTCTTCTACGAATCCTGGTGGCACTATTGCAGCACTGCAACTGGATTCTGATTTTGCATCTGGTGGCACTTGGACCAATGCGTCGTATCTGCGTATGACCAATAGCGGCACAGGCACTATTGATACCTTCGCAGTATTCCCTGATGCTATGGTTGCTACTGAGTCTGCAGCTGCTGTGTCGCATGTTATTCCGATCAAAGATGCATCGGGCAACGTGTACTACATCATGGTGTCGGATACAGCCTAATGCAGATTACTAAAGACTATTTGCTAGAGCAAATCAAGCATATGGAGAAGCAAAAGCAACATGCTCATGAAGTAGCCGTTGCATCACAGGCTGCGATTGATGTGATGAATGCGCTAGTATCCAGGCTTGATTTGCCTGAGGGCGAAATGTCTATTACTCAGGAGCAAGACAATGCCCAAAGCTAAAACTGCAAAGATGCCGGCTGCGCCACGCAGTGGTATGCCGCGTCGCCCAATGATGTCCGCACTACCTACGGCGTCTCAAGCGCCTATGATGCGCGCATCTCAATCACCAATGATGGGGGATACTATGCGTATGAAAGAAGGTGGCGAGTCCAAAGCTGAGCACGCCATGGAAATGAAGAAAATGGCTTCTACTGAAGCTAAGCTCAAAAAGCATGCAAGTATGCCTGCGTCTAAAGCACACAAAGGTCTAAAAACCGGTGGTGTGGCTAACGCGCAAGGTGGCTACAAAACTGGTGGTGTAGTCAATGGTCAAGGTGGCTACAAAACTGGTGGCTCAATTAAGCCTTCTAAATATAAAGAAGGTGGCTTTGTTGAGATGAAAGGCGACTCTTGCGGCCATAAAGCTTTCAAAAAAGGTGGTTCTTGCCACTAATTTGAATGTGGGGCTGCGGCCCCACTTTTATGGAGATTATTATGGCAGCAACAGCTACTTCACAAACTTTATTTGATGGTGAGCGTGTCGCCATTATGAAGTTTGACTTCATTACAAACGATTCAACAGGTGAAACTAATGTAGTAAAAGTTGACCCTGCAACGCTAAGCAAATCTGCAGCAGGCGGCGCATGTGATGAAGTCTCATTGCTAAAAATTTCGGGCCTTACCAATGGCATGTCAGTGCGTATGCTATGGGATGCTACAGCGCCTGTACCAATTCAGACAATCCCTTCCAATACGCAGTATATTCAGGATTACTCAAATATTGGTGGATTGACCAACAACGCTGGTGCGGGTAAGAATGGTAAGATCCTGTTCTCCACTTACGAGACTGGCGCAGGTGATACGTATACCATTATTTTGGAGATGCAAAAGCACTACGTAAACCCACTTGCATGAGGTTAGTATGCCGCTCGTAAAAAGCAAATCTGACAAAGCGTTTAAGCAAAATATTCGCACAGAAGTTAAGGCAGGTAAGCCTGTAAAACAAGCTGTTGCGATTGCTTATTCAATGAAAAGAGCGGCGCAAAAAATGAAAGATGGCGGTGAGCCTCGTCTTTCAGTATCTCGTGGTGAGAAATTGCCTACAAGTCGCGGCGCAGGCCTTACAGAAAAAGGTAGAGAGAAATATAACCGGGCTACAGGCGCAAATTTGAAGCCTCCGGCGCCTAATCCAAAGACAAAAGCGGATGAGGGCCGTAAAAAATCTTTTTGCGCAAGAATGAGTGGCATGCCGGGGCCTAAGCGAGATGAAAAAGGTAACTTGACTCGTAAAGCTGCAAGCCTAAAACGTTGGAATTGCCCAGGGTGGTAATGCATGGCTACTAGCGGAACCGTTGGAAATACCGTCATTTCAGTGCAATCGCTGATTGACCATGGCGCTCGCCGTGCTGGTAAGCTTGCAGAAGAGCTTACTAATGAGCAAGTATTGTCTGCAAAAGACTGCTTGTTCTATATTTTGTCCAATATGGCCAATCGTGGCATTCAATATTGGTGCATTCAGAAGAATGTATTGGGCTTGTACCCAGATCAATACATCTACGATATGCCTTTGGGCACCGTCGATGTGCTAAATGCCAATTATCGTACCGTTACTCGTATTACAGCAGGCCCTTTTGCATCATCGGGCAACGCAAGTAACGCATACGACGGTAATCTTGACACAATTTGCCAACAAAATGCCCCTGATGGGTACATTGGTATTAGCAATGGCACAGGAAATGACATTTATATGTCAACTGTGGGCATTTTGGCAGGCACTTCAGGTAATTTTGACATAGAAATTCAATACAGTGATGATAATGTCACTTGGACGACACTTTATTCACCTGGACCTGTCACTTGGGTTGATAATAAGTGGGTTTATTATGATTTAGAGCCTAGCGCTACTAAATCTTTGTGGCGCATCAAGGAAACTGGTGGCAATACATTGGCTGTTCGTGAACTTGTATGGGGCACAGCACCTACTGAGATCCCCATGGCACGTTTGAACAGGGATGATTACACCAATTTGCCTAATAAGAATTTCACAGCAGACCAGCCTTTACTATTTTGGTTTGATCGTACCATCCCGCAGCCATCTATGTATACGTGGCCTGTGCCTGGTAATCCTTTTAAGCAAATTGTTGCATGGTGCCATCGGCATATTGAGGACGTAGGCGCATTAAGTGGTGAGATTGAAATACCACAGCGCTGGTATTTGGCAGTACAAAATATGCTAGCGCATCAAATGGCCATGGAGCTCCCAAGCGTCGAGCCCGGTCGCATTGCATATTGTGAGCAACAAGCTGATAAATACTGGTTACAAGCTGAACAAGAAGAGCGGGATAAGAGCCCGATCTATTTTGCGCCTAATATTTCGCCTTACACAAGATAATGCCGCGTACGCTTGACACCACTGGCAATAGCATATTAAGCATAGCAATATGCGATCGTTGCCGTATGAAAAGAGCGTATGTAGATTTAAGCCAAGATCCTAATTTTCCTGGCTTACGTGTTTGCAGTCAAGGCTGCAAAGATGAATTTGACCCTTATAGATTGCCGGCAAGGCAGCCTGAGAAAATTGCAATACGTTTTCCACGGCCTGACGCAAGTGTCGCAACAGATCCTGATGCACTCATTACCGGGCCTTACGAAAACTACGAAATTTCTCCTGAGCAAAATACTGCAACACCGGAGAATAATCGCAACTTGGATAATTTGAGTCCTTAATATGGCCAACATACAGATTTCGCAGCTACCCAGCGCCGGTGCCATCACAGGCTCTGAATTGGTGCCTATTGTCCAAAATGGCGTAACTGTACAAACAACCACTGGCAATATTGCAGCTAGCCCTTCACAAACTCAGACATTTTTGACTGTAGGCTTACAAGCCTCGCTGCCCAATAGTCGATATTTTGGTGTTGGCTCAGGTTTGACTATTACTGATGGTGGCGCGCAAGGTCAATATCAAATTAGCCCCACAGGCGAGCTACTAAGTCTGATTAATGCCAGCGCGGGTATGCTGGCTAAAACCTCCAGTGGCAATCTGGCCTCTAGAAGCATTCAGGTTACTGGCCAAGGTTTGACTATTAGCAATGGGGCCGGTGTCTCTGGCGACCCAACGATTGCACTGGATGGCCTAACAAGTTCCATTGCCGGATTAAGTGGCTTTGGGCAACTGACTTTGTTAGGTACTGGTGCCACTATTCGGCAATTGGTAGGCACAGCCAGCCAAATTACAATTTCTGACCCGCAAGGCACTTCGGGTAATCCAACGTTTGCGTTAGCAAATAACCCAGTATTGCCAGGTGTTGAGGGTGTTATTCTACCCACAGGTGATACCGGTGATCGCCCAACATTGCCTACTAACGGGATCGTTCGCTATAACTCTCAAACGCAGCATTTTGAAGGGTACCAAGATAACAATTGGCGTAATTTTGGTACAGGCGACGGCTCTGTAACGTCAGTCAATGTGTCTGGAGGTACAACGGGCCTTACCACTTCAGGTGGGCCTATTACCACTTCTGGCACGATTACGCTAAGTGGCACATTGGGTGCTGCAAATGGTGGCACAGGCTTTGGGTCTTACACTGCAGGCGATATGTTGTACGCCTCAGGCACTTCGACACTATCAAAGCTAGGCATTGGCACCAGTACGTTTGTTATGACGTCCACTGGATCTGCGCCTACGTGGTCTGATCCTGCAAATCTTATCGCCGGTGGCATTGCAAATGGCAATGCTAATGAGATTCTTTATCAAATTGGTAGTAGTAATACAGGCTTTATCACTGCTCCAAGTAGCACTGATACGTTCCTTAAATGGAATGGCGCTAGTTTTGAGTGGTCAGCGTTGCCTGGCGCAGGTACGGTAACTTCAGTAGGATTGTCATTGCCTTCTGAATTTACTGTTACTAATTCACCTGTAACAAGCTCAGGTACTTTAACAGGCTCATGGGCTAATCAAACTGCAAATATCGTATTTGCAGGTCCAAGTACAGGTGGCGCTGCAACGCCTTCATTTAGAGCGTTGGTTAATGCTGACCTGCCTTTATCCGGTGTAACTCCAAATACGTACGGCTCGTCAACAACTGTGCCTGTTATTACAGTTGATGATAAGGGTTTGATTACTAGCGTTAGTACGTCTAATATCGTAGGCGGTTTAGATTATCAAGGTTCTTGGAACGCAAGTACTAATACGCCAACTCTTGCATCAGGCGTAGGCACAACTGGGTATTACTACATTGTGTCCGTTGCAGGTA